GGGGTCATTCACGTCGTTCCAGAACATCTCATAGGGGTTGCCTAGGTAGAAGATTCGTCCGTCGTCTGATCGTGTATGGTAGTGACCCGAAAATACCCGCTGGAACTTCTCAAATAATTTGCCCTCCATACCGTCTTCCATGATATGACCGCGATGCGCTCTAAATCCGTTGAGCTCAAGGTGCCCCATCGCGCAGTCGCTAGTTGAACCTTTAATAGAAAGGATACTCTTTTCAGTATTCTCTGCATTGATCCAAGGAATAAACAGAACTTGTAGTCTATCTAGCATGACCTCAGTGCATTCTGAATAGACTTTTACATTTTCATATTCTTTCAGCAACAAATCTACAGAATTCACTTCATTCGTGTTCTTGTAGTATGCGGTATGATTACCGACAATAGTATGGACTGTGACGCCCATGTCTCTCAAACGATTCAATTGCCCACAGATCAATACTCCGACGATTGTCAAAAGTATCTCCCATATCTACAACAGTAGTGATGTTATGTTTTTCTAGATATGGGAAAAAAATGTCATCATAAAATCTCTTGAAATGATCATGAAGAAACTTAGAAGACTTCCGTGCTCCAAAGTGTTGATCTGTGATAATGGCAATCTTCATCTATTCTTATAAGTGATGTTATCCTTAATCGTATTGTAATCAGAACTGGTGCCAGCAAGAGCAGTGTCATCAACCATCATGACTTCATCAAACCCAGTCTTTTCAATAATCTTGGTCTTGATCTCTAGTTGCTTCTTCTCCTTCTGGATACGTCTCAGAAAGGCATAATGGATAATCTGAGTGAAGTATGCAAACGGGTTCTTAGACTTCTCTGGGTCAAAGTTATGAATGTATTGAACGCAGTTTTCAATACCATCAGAGATCATATCGTCTCTGAACATGTAATTGACAAAGTTTGGTTTATAAGAAAGGTGTGTGGCAATCTTTAGAAAACATTCACCCAAGTAATTACTGATTGGTGGTTTTCCTTCCCAACGCTTTGAGCGATCTTCTTTGGTAGGTTCTCTACCATACTTACTAACAAAGTCTTCCTCTACTTTTGATCTGTAAACAATAAGTGCTTCTAATAACTCTTTGTTGTTTACATAATGCTCGGATCTCTTTTTAACCATAACATCACTTTATTGAATATTCTTGATGTTTATATTATAACACATAATCAGGGCTTGACAAGATACCCAAATGTGAGTAGAGTGCCTTTGTGAGGTTTCAAGGATGAGCTTTAGCTTTCTTTATTATCTTTAAGTTTATAAAGGTTCTCTAGCATTTCTCTAGCATCTTCTACAGTTGTTACATATCCCATCTTCTTAGTAACTTCAGATTGATTACTAGAGGACCCTAAGAGCTGATCACCATCATCATCCTCTTGCTCATCGTTCAAGTAATTGTTATAAAACTGAATAATTTTTTGTTCTGTAATTTCAGTCATAGTAACAATTTTATCAAGTTTTACAATAAAGAAATCATCGCCAGGTATTTGAAGCCATGGTTTAACTTTGATAGCATATCCATTTCTTGTTTCAATAACTTTCATGATTACTGGATTTTGAAGAACTAATACAGGATCTTCCTCATTATCATCCACACAGGCAAGTGCGAATACTTCTTCACCAGTAATTAGTTTGACTGTACAATAAAATTCTTCTCCCATTAGCTCCTTAGCGGTATGTTTACAATGTCGTAATTGAAGTTCTCTTCGTTATAGACTTTAATTCTTTCAATCAAATGGTTAAGGGTATAATTTTTCCTGGATTTGTAGGATATATCGTCAGCGATATCATATAGAGTTGCTTTTGTTTTGTTGTTCCCTTTTCTAAGAACTCTTCCAATTGATTGGAGGTTACGTATTCTGGATTTAGAAGGAGAAGCAAAAATAACATTATGCAGATTCTTAATGTTAATACCAGTACTGAATGTTCCGTATGAAGCAACAATGATTGCGTTGTTCTCCTTTTCAGTAATCTCCCTTACTTTCTCTCGGTCCTCTGTTTGGACACCCCCATGAACAAAGAATACGTGTCGTTCATCAAGTCTACCATTATTTATCATGTCGTATAATGGTTGTCCATGACCTTCTACTCTGGCAAACAAGATGAGAGTATTACCTTTTAGATCAAGTGCCAGATTACGAATGAACTTATTACGTCTTTCATGATTTATGATATACTGGACCTCTTCTTCAAAGTTTTCAAATTTATGAGCAGGGTGCTTCAGTAGAAGTACATTAATGTCCAACTTGGCAACATGCCCTTTCTTCATCAACTCTTCAGTTTTGATAATCTTGTATGATGGTCCAAAGAGTCCTTCCAACACCCATTTGTGAGTTTGTGTACCATCAAGAGTTCCTGTAAACCCATATCTGTATTTCGCATCAGCAAGTTTCGTCATTATAGATATTAATGACTTACTTTTAAACTGGTGTGCTTCATCCCCAACCACTACGTTAAAACGTTCAAAATATTTTCGGGGGAGTTTGTAGATAGACTGCCAGGTAGTGATGATCACTTGGGAATCAGTTTCCCTCTCTCTACCCGCGTATATTTTGTGGCAATATGAACCTACGTCCCACCCATAATCTTCAAAATCTTTATACATCTGTTCTACTAAGGAAGTCGTCGGAACAACTATCAGAGTATTTTGTCCGCGCTCAACGTGATATCTCACAACAGAATATATCATCAGAGACTTTCCAGAAGCAGTTGGGGATATCAACAACCTTCTATTATGTCTTAGGGCGTCGTATACTCCCTCAATCTGGTACTCTCTGGGAGCATACTTGCTGATAGATGTCATATAGTCTTTGACACCCTCTTTTGAAATAAGCTCATTTACCTCAAAAGGTGTACCATAAAACTTATTATCAACGAATTCATAAGTATACCCATGAGACTCACAAAAACTTGTAATTTTATCTAACAGACCGACATATATCTCCCCGTTCTGCGTATTAAATAAACGAATTTTTCCATCCCAATACTTACTACGGTACTGGGGCATAAATTTTGCTCCTGGAACCTCAAACGTAAACTGGTCTGCCAGTTCGTAATATACGTGAGGTTCCGCTTTTACTTGAAGATATACCTCGTTCTTCTTAGCAATAATCAAATGAGACATAATCCATAGGATTCACCTATAGATATTTATCAGTCCATCTGAAACTTATATTCTAAAACAATTCTGTACATAAAATCTCTGAGATAGGCAAGTCTTGCTTGTTCTTCTGGATGACCTCCAGGCCATTTCTCATAGCGATACTTGACAGCATCATATACAAGATATAGATCGTCTATACCCAACTGAAGTTCAACATAGGGTAAGTCCTCGTTGAAGTCTTCATCTTGGTAAACCCAATCGTCATCCATTAGAAACCTGCTTGGAATTTTTGCCACTCAATTGCATTTTTGATTTGAAAGGTCCTGTTAGCAACGGTTTTGATTATTTCTTCCAAAAACTTTAACTGGACATCGTAATAACGAATCTTCAAATCAATTGTAGTGAGTTTCTCATCGGCGTCTAGATGCCTCTGTATGGCGTCTTTCTCCCGAACCTTATAGTCAAATGGTTCTTTCTCATAAACCTCAACAGGTGCTTTTCCTGTATAGTAGTTATACCGTTCAAGTTTTACCTTTCTATAAGAGTCTCTTGCCTTTTCTCTGAGAAGTGTGAGTGTATTGTAGATTGTATAATACTTAGAGTGAAGTTGTGGTATCTTTAACGACTCATCATGTAGATTATCAGGGTCAATGACAGAATCTTTCTGCCACATCTCCTGAATTTTATCAAGGTCAATCATAAGCGAGTTCTGTTGTCCTGATCAAGGATATTATATACAGTATACTTGAATCTTGCCTGTGCTGTAAAGTACTGGATGTCCGTGACAGTGGTGTCAAAGTCAAGAGAGGTTAATCCAATCGGAAACAGATTCTTGAACTTAACAATCGTATTCGCTCTGTAATTACTGTTCAGGATGGTAAGAGAACCATCACTAAACTGCTCTTCCATGTCATGAATTCCATCAGAGTCAGTAACCAAATCCTTAAAGTCTTGAGTCGTTTCAGGAAATCCAAGACCAGTCAACCAGTTGTGAATTGCCATGTAGTTTGACATATCCTCATCTACTAAGAATCTTAGTGTAAGATCTCCATATGTCAACTTCTCACCTGGAATGTCAAGATCCTTAAGATAAGAAGGTTGCTTTGCTACTCCCAGACTAATCTCTGGAATCGTGGCACTCGTACAAAAGAAAGATACCTTTGGTTCCTTTGAGAGTGTAAAATTAAACCCAGCGGGAGAAAGGAAATTCCTGTTTTGTATTTGGTTTCTAAATTGTGAAACAGTCATGTTAATTACTTGTTACGATCTTTAATACGAGAGTATAAAGTCCTCTTTCCATACTGTGTTGGAGTCAGATTTTGATTACCAGTCACGTCTCTAGCAGTCTGTCTCATCAAATCAAAACTAGTGCTTCTATTAAATTCACCAGCAGCACCAAAGTTTCCAGTATCTCTTACCTTCGCATTTGTTACTTTAGTGTCTGTACCCATTGGTTTTTGGGTAAATTGAACATTAGTACCAAACTTTATTGATGGAGTTCCTGCCCAAGTTCCTTTTGGAACTTCACCTGATTTGTACTTATAAGGAACTGCTACGCCTCTTGTAGAACCTGAGAAAGGGGTTCCATCGGCAGTTCTTTGAACATTATCCTTTCCAGTATTATATGCCTGAGATGTAGTATCTCTAGGACCATAAGAGCTTGTCTTTACGGGTTTCCAACCATATCTTTTTGCTTCATCTGGTGTGTGATCACGTTGAGTGAACTTTCCAGTGGTTTTGTTCAGTACACCTGGTTTAAAATTTTTATATGCCAAAACTTCTACATCCTTGGGAGGAGCAGGTGGTTTCTTTTTTTTAAAGAATCCCATAAACTCTTTTAGAGTCTTCTTTTTCTCTGGCATGACACTAAAATCTTATACTATATTTAGACAAAAAAAGGGGGTCTTGCGACCCCCAGAGAAATATGTGAACCGTGATCACATGAGGTTTTGAACCTTGACGCGACGGTAGTAGCGGTTGGTGTTCTGGGTGAGAGCACCAGCACCAACGGTTGTACCCTGAGCGAATGGGTTGGCAACCATGCCGTAGCGAGTCTTGAATCCGATCTTAGGCTGGAAGGTGTCCTGACCAACGGCACGAACCATCTGAAGAGGAACGTATGGGCAGTAGAAGAGACCAGCGTCATATGGGGAAGCACCCTTGTAACCAGCAACGTAGTACTGATCAGCGGCACTGTTAGCACCATATGGATCGATGTAAACGCGATACTTACCAGCAAGAACACCAGCGAAGGTGTTACCGGTGTCATCAACGTTCAGGTTAGCGTTAAGGGCAGGGGTGTAATCAAGTACACCAGCCATGGTCAGTGCGGAAGCAACGTCTGCAGAGCACATGATCATGTTACCCTTGCCTCTACGAGTGCGCTGGGCAATCGCGTTGGCGTCTCTTTCGATCTGGAAGATAAGTCCCTTGAACTTCTCAACAGACCAGCGACCGTTGGAGTCAACGTCGAGGTCAAAAGCACCGGAGGTTGCAACGTTGGTGGTAGCACCTTGCTCAGCAACACGATAGATGGTTCTGATGACTTCGCGGTTGATTTCTGCAAGGATCTCGGTGGAGAGAATGTTAGCCAGTTCGGCTTCAGCATTCAAACCGTGGATTGCCTTGAGGTCCTGGGCGAGTTCCAGGGAGTATTCTGCTTTCAGAGCACGGCTCTTAGCAGTAACGGTGACCTTCTCGATCGAGAATGCCATTT